AGGCACCATCATTCATAAAAAACCCCCATATCATTATTATAGATACGGGGGACTAATAGTTAAATTTATTTATATTTTTTCTTTATCGATATCGTAGAAGCTAGCTGCATCACCAGATCGTTCAACGAACTTCATAATAATTTCTTCATCCATTATTTGAAGTACTCTATTTTTAAATTTTTCATCTTGTAACTTTTCTTTCCATTTAGCAGCTTGAAATTTTTCACTAGTGCCGTCTTCATAAACTAAGTTATACCAAGCGCCGGATTGCTCCAGGTTGTCAGAAATTTTTATAGCCTCAAGCCAGCTTTCTTCATCTTGGATACCGACATCAGCACCCCAAAGAATTTTAAAAGTACATTGTCGACCCTCTGTGCCAAAACGGCTTTTCTTTAAAGTTGCTTTGACCTCAGAACCAATTCTGTATCCGTTGTCATCTGTGATAAAAGAGGCTTTGGCCTTGCGTTTTGTTAGCCAGATGCGCAATGAATATGCATAGTGCATCGCTTTTCCGCCAGGCGTAACGTACGGTGTTGTCATAGCCTCAGATGGGCTTCTGGTAATATTCGTTTTAAGCTGGTTTAAGACCAGGAAAGTTGACTTCGAAGATGCGATAGGCACTGTTAATTTGGACATGCCCTTGGCCAGAATTCGGGGTTTGACTGCCATCGAAGATTGCGGATTGAAATCTCCCTCCACATCGCTGATTGAGGGTGTCAAAGCTAACGAATCCCATATAAATAACATTCTATTATCATTCGAGCCCAATAATTCTTCAATAGTTTCTAAAACATACTCAACATTAGGAGGTTGTGTATACAATAAATTGTCAATATCACAGCCGGCGTTGGCTAAGAAGCTTGGATCTATGGCTGATTCAGAATCAAAATATACAACATCAATACCCATTTTTTGAGCGTTGGCTGCTACCTGTGCTGCCATATACGATTTGCCTGAGCCCTCAAGGCCTGCGATTTCCACGATTTTGCCAACCGGTATACCCGCTAAGACGTTACGGCAGATAATACTATCAAGCCAGCGTGATCCAGTGGAAATCCAGTCTTTAACTTGTGTTGGGTTTTCTTTTGTCAGATCAAAAGCCACCTCAATGCCGGCTTTCTTGTTGATGAGGTTTCTCATCTCACCAATACTTAATCTTCCCAACTTCTTTGATCTTCTTGCCATTCTTCCTCTTTTAAGCTTAGTTCGCCTGTTAACGATTCGTATACAGGTATTTCCATAGTTATTTCCGGATCTCTTATGTAATTGTAATCAACGAGAGTATGATTTATGAAATGTTTCTGTCTCATATCAAAATGTGTTATTTTGTCTGCTAGCGGAATCAATATCTGTTGTGTTTCCTCTAGAGCCGCGCTGATGTCTTTAACAAGCTTTACTGAGTAAAGCCTCTTATTTTCTAGATAAGCACCAAGTGAAATACCCGATATAAACAAACCAACTGACATGGCTATTATTATGAAGATGTCCATAATTATAACTAGTTGTTAATTAAAATTTAAAATGAGACCTCTGTAAACCCAGGCCTCCCTGCGGTGGAGGACCTATGATAGCAGATCAGCAAAGGCCTTGTCAACGGCGCTGGCTTTTGAACCACTATTGTACTTCGTGGCCTCAACAGACGCGTCTTCTGCGTCGTCTTCGCTAAGAAGATATTCGTCAAGCATAATTTGTACTTGTTCAGGGGTCTTTCGTTCAAAGACGGAATCAAAATCAGGAATTTGATCCAAGAACGTTGCTGTTTGCTCCTCGTTGTCAGTCATAGGTGAAGATTTACGGCGAGGAGTAATGGTAGTTTGTGGAAACTGTGCGCCTACGGGCTTACCATAATTAATGGTTAAATCAGTCCCCTCATTAACATCAGTAATATCACCGTATTCAGGATTTAATACCAAGTTAAGCAGCTCCTTATAAGCGGTTTTACCAAAACCCCATAGTCGCACGCCCCTGTCCTCTTCACCACGTACGATAACGGGGGCGAAGAAGCGCTGGCGGGCGGACAAATCCTTGGCCATCTTAATGGACTCATCAGATCCATCCTTGTATAGTTGACGGACAAAGTCATTTAGCGGGTCATCCTCACCAAAATTCTTCTTCGGGCTTAGAAATCCCGGATTGCGCCCCAAATTATAATGGAACCAGTATTCCCTGAATGGATCGCCATTGGCAGTTGGCACGATTCGAATCGTTGTTTCTCCATCATCCGGACGCCAAAAAACGTTCGAACCTCCGCGATTTTCCAAGGCGTCGCGCTTTGCCTTCATCTTTGCTAAATCAATACCCATTGTATTCTCCTTTTTGCTTTTAGCTATAGTACGATCGGCTAATCTTCCAACCGTCTGTTATACACAATAACAACATTAAAATCAAAGTAAATATTTTATTCTATTTTTTGTTCCTGTATAAAAGACGCATAATATGCAGAATATACATAATTGTGTTCATAGTCAGTTGAAAATATCGAAAAATTGGCTGCGATTTTTTCGGAAGCCTTTTGTTTTATGAAAGCCCGAATATTGTGTAGTATCTCTTTGTCTTCTTCGAGAGTTTTTTCGTTGATACCATAAAAATAATTTTTGGTTCGGGGGTACTGTATGTCATAAAACAACTTTTCTTTATTGGTTTCATAGTTCACCAACCCAAACGTACCAATCCTTGCAGTAACTGGCTTATAAGAAGTGGCTGTTAACAGTGGCTCTGTGTTATTGAAGACATTCAGCATGTGGTATGCACTTGAAATTATATTATTTATATCTTTCCAATAGGTCTTAATTGATACCGAATCAATTGCGCTCTCAACCATGCTGTTGGACACGATGTACATATTTTCAAGTAAGGCTGAGCGCGCGTAATGCTGCATAATGTTAAAAGTAACCCTGTCTTTTAATTTTTGTTTAGGAGAAAGTTGCGCAGGGTCTGGCTTCACATAGATAACTGTGATAGAATTATTTTTTATTTGTTCTAGCACCCTTAAGCTGCAACCACTAATATCTCCTGCTCCACCAAGAATAAATGTCGTTTCTCCCTTACAATCTGCCAAGTTCAGCTTTTTGTAGTTTTTTTCATAATCATCATGAGAATTTTGATGCTCCACTGGTAAAAAGATAGGGTACCCCTTGTCTTCTACATCAATGCAAAAAACTTGGTATTGTTCATAATTTTGAAAGTTATTAGCAATCTGGCATCCAGCATTTCCTAAGCCAACAATATTCATTCTATTTTCCTCATCATTCCAAAATTTTTGCCCATGCTTAAATTTGTGTTGAAAAAGCCAAATTTGGTGTCTGAAAATTCCTGCACGACTTCACTAATAATTTTCTGATCTTCCTTTGCATAGTCAAGCACTAAGCTGTCATGAATACAAAAACATACATTAGATTTTTTATCTTCTAGCATCTTATCAATTTTAATTGCCGAAGTCAAGAATAAATCGCTAGTTGTGCTTTGTACGAGGTAGTTAACCGCCTTGTCTTTTGTCACCTTGATCTTGCGTCCGAATGGTGTTTCTACATGGCCATTTTTATAATATTTATCGTATAAAGCATCACGCTTCAAATAGCTATTTAATTTTTTGTTTTTAGCCCTTGGATTATAGAGCCATGCAAAGACTTTCTTCTTGCTTTGTTCACGATCATATTTATCATTAAATATATTTTTGGATATCCAACTATGAATATCCTCGTCTGGCTGATTTTGTCCCAAAAGCGAGAACAGCACTCTAATTTCAGCAGCGTTGAAGTCCAATTCTAATAAACAATTGTTCGTCGGTTCGATTACTGATCTTAATTCCTTGTTCAAGGTTAAAATAGGAAAGCTGTTTTTATTGGTGGCCAGGCGGCCGGTGACTGTGCCCCATGGGTTATAACTAATCCTGTGTGAGGAATCTTTAAGCTTGGAAAGGGATCTACGCACCTTTGGATCCGTCATATTTAAATTTTTAAAATTTAAATTTAAATTCTGATTCTCGATCTTCTTAAGAAAGATAAGCAGCTCATACATGAAATCATAATTTTTTGGTTTTTCACATGTCTCTATTATGTGTTTGGTGATATCATTTTTCAAACCGTAAAACTCCAACAGAAACTTATTTGGTAGTAAATCATAAAAACACACCTCGTCTAAATTAACTTGGCTATTCTTAAAGGAATTCATGAAAGCAACTGCTTTTTTGTTAATTGTTCGCCATGTTTCTTTCATTTCATCTGGACACGCATCGTCCAAAGAAGAGCCTAGGGCACGGATAATAGCACAATCAAAAACTTGATCTGTAAAGTGTAGGCCGGGAGACCATGTCGCAGTTAAGTTCAGATTATTAAAATCGCCTGTTGTTATTTGTCCGTCGACATATATTCCGGTACATTCAGATTTGCTGTCTAGTGTTTGAAAAATCAATTTTACTCATTTTATATTTTTAGTCCCAGTTAGAGGAAAATGCACATGACTGGGATTCTGAGCATTTTCTAAACCTTTGCGTAACCTTCTCTCGTATTCTCGATCAGGTATACCATGCCAGTTTTTACCTCTTATGCTAAAGGTAGTCACGGGAAGACCCTTTGTCAATTCGTTAATGTGTCGTAAACCAGCTTCGACTCCGAACATCCTCTTGTTGTCTATTACCTCATTAACAAAAAAATTAAAATTTTGTGCTGTGTGGGGATAGTTAGTCTCCGCAAATCTTAATTTAAGAATAAGCTTCAACCAATATTCATGATGTTCCTCTCTGCCCATATCTTGTGGAGGTTGTCTAGGTTTGCGAGTGCTCCTAACTTTAAGATTATATGGACCAAAATCATGTGTCCCCTGCTCTTTAGTGCACTTGGTGTAAGTCGCGACCTCATATGTACCATACTGCTTATAAAAACTATCGTATAAAGAATAAAATAAATTTATTATATTTAACATCTCTTCTGCGTACGCCTTACGATAATAAAAACTAAAAACATTTTCAAAATTGATACCATAGCGGTCCATAAATGCCTGCGCACCAGATAATTTTGGTGCCGTCGTCGACGTTCTATCCGCTTCTCCGGATGCCAAATTAAACACAAAGCGCCATGGCGCGTTTCTATCAATCATGAAACCAAACTTTTTTAACTCTTCGACAAAGAAGGGGTAATTTTTATCTTGTACATAAGAAAGGATTCTCGTATTTGTTGGCAATCCATGACGTTCGGGCGCTATTTCGAGCATCAGTCCATTAATAAAAGGGCTACAATGCATCGAAAGGATAAAGCCAGTCTTTGTAATAGGAAAATATGCAGCGTTCCTTAATGAATAACGTAAAAATTCCTTAATAAAGGTTTTGTAATTTGTTATTTTTTCATGACGACGATCGATCTCAAGATAGTTGCTAACAAAATCAACGTATAACTTATTAATATATTGATTATAGTTATATTCTAAATCACCTTGACCCCAGGCCTTATGAACTCTTAAGTTAAGAGGGAAGACACCGTTGCTGTCAAGCATACCACGAGCGGCAACTTTTTTGATATGCATTCTCATACTAGAAAAAGCATCGCAAACAAAATCGGCTGCAAAATGAGTCTTTTTAGAGCCGGCATAAACCTGTTTTAAATTTGAGTCATCTAGATATATCACGTCCCCCTCTGGATCGAGGCGGCCATAAAATAAGTGTTTTCGTTCTAGATCAAAGCCATCTGTATCTTTATATCTTTTTCTGTACTCATCGTATATGTTTTTCTTCGATTCAAAAATTGTTTCGGTGAGATTTTTAGCCATTATTTGGGTTTTCCTTGCTGCACCTGTGTGCCTACAACTGTTGTTGAATATTTGCCAGGGCTAATCTCACTTGTCACTTTATGAATTACATGATAGCCGCCCAAGTTCATTTGGAAGGCCAAAGATCTAGAGTCCTCGACGTCCCCTAAGCCAGCCATGCTTGGATTGACATAGTAATACATTCCTGGCATAAATAAAGGAGTGCCGATCAATACTAAATTAGTATTATAAGGAAATTTTAGCTGTGATAAAGCGTTAACTCCCTGTTTTTGCATTTGCATAAATCTCATTTCTGCCATGTTTTTTAATTGTACCCTTTCAAAACTCATAGTGTTTAATAAACCGCGGTCAGAGCCAATATTAAAATGATATATACCATCTTTCAAATCAACTATCGGGTTTCCGTCACGAGTTTTTAAACCTTTTGAAGTTGTTACGTATAACAATAAATAATCATGTGAAGTTTTTATCATTGTTTCAGTAGATTGACCAGAACCCAGGGCGTCTAAATACTGACTTTTAAAGACTGCATCATTTACATTGAGAGTTCTATGAAGTGGCAACATTTCTTCTGATTTTCCGACCATTCTTCCACATATACTTGTCGGTGCTTCCCCTGTTTGTTTCCCGGGCAAAGACAAAGAAACCAAACTAGCCTTGGTATGGGAGGTTGTAATGCTGCTAGGCATACCAGAACCCATTGCAGGTATAATTAGATTATTCATGCAGGCCATTAAAAAGTTTCCCAAAGTCATAGTAGCCTGTTTTTTTCTAAGAATTCTTTTTAAGAACCACGCTCTAAAATAATTAAAAGAAATGGGAAACTGAGCCAAATTTATAGTTTTTGTTTTTCCAGTTTGTGCATCAAGATATTCAACAGGGCCCAGGAGCACACGCATATTATTTAAACCATAACCAGAGCCGCCGGCCTTGTTAAGGTCTCCTTTCTTGTGTCTATAACCATAATAAGTGCTGCTTGGAAAAGGTGGATGGGTTCTTTCAGAGATCTCATCCCCTAAAGAGTCTGGATCAATTAAATTTAACGCGGCGAACCCAGCATTTTTACATGCTAGTTCTATTATGTCACCAAAATAAATAAAATAAAATTTATAATTTTCTCCATCATAGTTGAATGTTGATGTGCGAGATGGATCTTTCTTTTTGTCGCCAGTACTCTTGTCGGTAGATTTTGTTTGATTCGCAACAAGCGTCGACGCATCCTGAGCTACCTCACTTTGTAGTTCAGCATCTTTCGCTATTAACCGGTTACAGCGGTCGATGTTGGTTTGAGACCTACCTTTTGCTACTGCGGTAGTTCCGCCGGTCATGCTTTGTTGCAACGCCTCATCATAACCAAGGCCTTGCTTCCTTAATTCTTCAGCTGTGGTCGACGGCGCCTCTGTCTTTTTTTCTTCGACCCCGCCCAAGTATTTTGTCATCTCTTCTTTGGGGACGTTGATACAAAATAATCTGGTTTCTGGTGGCTCGTCCCCTCGCTGATCGTTGCCCGTGATCAGTTGATCAACAAAGGTTTTATAAATATCTTTTTTGAACATTCCAACTTTTTTTCGTATTACAGCCAGCATTCTATTGGCGTTGTCTCTCTGTTTAAACCATAAATATATCTCTTCCCCGTCTCCAACAATTTTTGTCTGACCTGATTGAACAGAAGTTGCAGGGCCGCCGGCCTCCTCGTATACTGAGGAAAAAACAGGATCGTTCTCTATCATTTGTCTAATTTTTTTTCTTGATGCACACTTGTCATCTTTGCAACCAGCCTCATTTAATTCTTTTTGAAATTCACGTATCATTCCTATTAATTTGAAAACATGTGCGGGATTATTTTTTGGGTCTACTGTTTTAGATATTTTTACTTGGCCGGCCTTTCCCATCCTCATTGTATCTTGAAAAATATTAACGCCAGTAGATGCAATCGTAGATTCCAAACGGCCGCGGTAATTTGCAGTCAGCGTAACCTGACCTTGTGCCCCTATCTCCAGAGAATGGTCTGTCAAATTAAGAGAAACTATAGTATTTAATTTTTCAATGCCGTGGACAGCACGAATTTCTTCTTCCGAAATGTTCAAGCCCTCTAGGGCATGCTTGGGCGGTGAAGTATAGCCAATGATAGCTTTTATATCATAATATTTAGGATTATCTGACTCCGCATTTTTCGTATACCGGGAAGGTGGCCACAATATTAGATCTACGTATCTCAGACCACCCTTCAAATAGTGAGGTTCGCCTGGCGGCTGAGCGTTGAGGTCTTTTAAGGACTTAAAAGATAATTTTAATACACACGCGATATTCTGCTCTAAGATACCTAATGCTTCACCACTCTGCTCAATGGAAAAAGACTCTAACCCAACGTTTCTCCAATTAGGCTTTGTACTTTCATATTTTAAATAGTCTTGTACAGTTGCTGTAGTTTCACGACCAAAGTTATCAGAAAATATAAACTCTTTATAACAAGCTTGCGGCAAGACCTCTGTTTTCCCTGCGTCAGGTGATCCGTCTTCAGAATAAACAGGCTCTTCGTAATTAACTTTATAAATTCTTACCTTAGGTTGCATAAGAGATAAGGTTGATGTTTTTATATTATAGAAAACGTCAACATTATCAACACCACGCAATTTATTAATTAGTTGTGTGCCTTCTCCGTTAACTTGTCTAAACGTTTGATAATTAAAAATGTCTTTTCTAGTTTGATAATATCTGGAAGCCTTGTCGATATTTTGACTCAGAATATATTGTTCAATATTTTCTCTATCTCTGTTATCGTTTGTTATATGTTTTTTGTCGCGAACCTTAACATCCGTTGCTCCGCCCATGGCCGAGGTGATCTCATCGCCGGTGGCCGCGTCGAATTCAGCCATGGACGGTGCGCCGGCACTCGTTATATCTTTTGCCATTTTAATATCCTATATTATATAAAATAGACTCCAAAGGAGTTGGTATATAAATAACATCACCCAACTTTACATGGAATTCTGTTGGTTTTTGATTATAAAAAGCGATGACCCACCACATAGCCGGGTCATAATAGAACTCATCTGCCAATTTATAATATTTATCTCCAACCCCCCAAATATGATTAATTGTGTTGAAGCCCCTTGAGGCTTGAGCGTCTGAAGGATAAAACATTTTAGGTGTACTATACTGTTTTATATGCTTTGCGCCACGCTTCTTAAGATATCTTTTATAAGACTCTGTGTCATTAACAAACACTCTTTGATTTTTGTATCTCATAGTTTATTCCTTAATATTGAATTTTTTATTTTTGTATCACGTCGCCATGTGCCGTTACTAGTGTCTGTGCGCCCGCGGTACTCTGTTGTGCTTGAGGACTACCTGGCGCGTGGCCAGATGTTGTATCGGAGGGAGAAGTGTTAACATCCTCACTTATTCTACCCGACTCGCTTAGGCTGGGCTCGTCTTTTGTATCACGTTGGAGACCAAATTTATACGGGTACCCGGGTGCTGCCCAGCTTCCACGCCAATTACCAGTTTGTTGGTCCCACCCCATCGAATGGTCGTGCACCACCGAGAGGGTAAATCTAAGTTTTATCAATTTTGGAATTAATACTTTTTCACCCTCTCTAACAACATTATCAAATCCTGCTGCCTTTATTAAGGCTCCGGCAGTGTTGCCACCGCCGGCGGACATTCCAAAAGGTACTGCCGCCAAGGTACCTTCTTTTATATCGTGTGTTACAGATATATTTCTGATCATGCACAACATTCCTTGTCCACCACCAGACATTGTAGCTATTAAATTGCCATATCTTACTCTAAAAAGAGGAGATGCCGCAACAGATGTAGCTGTTTTCCTATCTTTATAAGTTGGGTACGTGGCGGCAAGAAGCCAGCTTAAATTATTTAAATTATCTAATCCAGCTGTAAGAGAGCTTGCTAACAGTTTAACCGTCAAATTTATAGAACGCTTGTTACTCGTCCAAATATGGTACCCGTCAGCCCTGCCATATGGTTGTTGCGTCTCGAACCTGGACTCGAACCTGTCAGTAATAGTATCCAAATAAGCCAAAAATTGAATGACTGGCGGATTTTTAATATGAACCGGAATAATTTCTAGTATAGTCCCGGCCTCGGCAGCGGCGCTATTACTAAAGCCGCGTTTTTTAAATTCAACATTTTGGAGAGTGCCGGCGCGACCGCGGGCTGCTATTTCTGTTTGAAAAAATCTAGGCATTATTATTATTCCTTATTATGGGCTGGTAACTACCGGCAGATTGTCGGCCCTTCTCTTCATTTCCTTTTTAGTGGCCAGGGCAGCCTTGGTGGAGGTTTTTTGTGATATCGCTTCAATTGTTTTTCCATCTAACTGTAAGTTTGTTGTAATCTCTATTGGCGTTCCAGCTTCTATGGCG